CTATACCAATTGATTCTGTACCCACCCTTTCCCACTAGCTAAAGCTAGAACTATATGTGCTTAACAAGCACATATTCCTATTCGGTAATTACTTATCTTCTTCTAATAATTTTTTTAAATTACTTATTGTATCTAAGGCAGATCCATCAGGAGTTATAGATTTAATAAAATCCATTTCACCCTCTGATACAGAACCTTTAAATTTTTTTAATTTTTCTTTATCTTCTTCTGACATACCCATAGATTTAAAATTTTTTTTTAAAAAATCTGCCATTATTTACCTCTTTTTCTTTTTTGGTTTTTTAGCTGTCTTAGCAGCAGCTCTAAAATTAGCAGCAGTTGGAGCTCCTTTAGAACCTACTTTTCTCATTCTTTCACCACTACCAGCTTTAATTCTTTTACGCTTAGCTGCGATATTAGCATAAAGCCCTTTTCTTTTTGCCATAGTTATTTTCCTTTTGTTCTCATTGTTTGTTTGTGTGCTTGTGTAAATGACAGAGGATTCTTAGCTCTGAGCATTAATCTTTTCATTTCACTAATATGCTTCTTGGTATGACCATGTGTTTTTTTGTGTCTAGCAAGAGCAGTTTTTTGTCTAGCTGAAAGTGTTTTCATTTATTTCCTTTTTTTTGTAATCATCATTTCTCATGCAAAAATAATGAGCATGACCTTTTGGGTAAAAACTTACAAATGAATCTGTATTGACGATATTGCCTGAGCAATACCTACACTTACCAACATCAGTTAAGATGTTAGTTTTCTTCCATAATTTTTTGGACACTTAGCAGTTCCATTTTCTAAGAGCTTTGTTAATTCTTGAATTAGGATCTCTAGCAGTCTTGGCAGATGTAAGCCTACGTTTCATACCTTTCATTCTGGCACAAAAAGATTTACGTCTGTTAGCTGCCTTACTACCCTTTTTTAATTTACTTGGTTTAGTAGTAACTGGTGCTTTTAGATTGCCACCAGTAGCTCTATTATAGCTAGCTCTACCTTTTGCATTAAGTCCACCAGATTTAGATTTACCAGCTTTACGCTGCCATGCTGGAGTTGCCATTAAACCTCCTTAACAGTCTTGCATTGAAACTGTACATATAACTTATATTCATTTGTTTTTTGTGTACCTACATCTTCTGTATAAGTCTGTGCTTTGTTATAGCCAGCCATCATACAATCGTACCAGGTGCTGTGTTGTGATGCTGTTTGTGGTGGTAAGCAATTTTGTTCTAAGGCAGAGCAAAATATTACCACTAATACAAATTTCATTCATTGTCTTTCTTATTAACTTTATGAAGTTGATCTTCTAAATCTGTTATTTTTTTATTAGCTTGATCTAAGTCTTGTTGTGAATGTTCAAGTTTCTGTAAGCATCTTTTGTTAGCAGAGTCCTTAGACTTACCAGCATCTTGTAGCTCAGCTACTTCTTGCTTTAAGATACGAACTTGTTCTTTATATTCGTTTATTAAATCTGTGTTGTCTGGCATTACTTCTTTTTAAAAGTAGAAACACCCTTGATCCCTAGAATTGTAGAAAATGACCCAACTACAAGAGCTTGGTAGAACATAGGTAGGTTTGCAAACTTATCAAAAAATATATCTATCTTTGCTTGTATATCTGGGTCATCGCTAAATACTGACCAAGCC